TTTTTGTAGTACGGGTTGCTATAATGATTTCTTTCATAAATATTTTAGAGAAGTTTGTGCAATAGCACCAAGACCGGAGCCCTTGGAAACTCCGATTGATGTTGTACAAACAAAAGCTTTGGGCAGAAAATATGATTGGGATAGTAGAGAATATGTAGATTATACATATAATGAAAAAAGAATAGTTGAAAGAACTTAGGTGCGACAATTTGTCCAATGGTTCTGGGTTCTGGAATCTGGTATCATAGGCACATAAACAACAAGGAGAAATATGGAAAGACAAACAATACAATACAACGGAAAGACATATAAACTTCCATTTAATGTACCTAAATATTTTATGGGAACTGATTTAGTAAATGCACAACACCATTTTACAGATGAAATAGTGCAGGTTCCTAGATTTGTTTTAGGTGTAAGAAATGGAATACTATACTACGAGTATAATGCAAGTCTTGAAGATAAGCGTTTAGGTGATGGCGGTTCTAAACTTTGGGACAATGTAAGAAAAGGATTAAACTGGTTTAGACAATACTTTGCTAAAGAATATATGGATCTACTTGATTAATCATTGTCAAGTAAATTAATTAACCTGCGACAATATGTCGCAGGCGCCCCTGCGGGGCGAAACCGATCACATACCTCCTATGTGTTAAACCCCCAGCCCTAACGGGCTGGGGCAATAGAGGTACCAACCCAATTCCAAAATTTGCAATTTATTAACTTATCAATTATACATATATAAAAAGGGGTCCCGAAGGTTACGGATTTACACAGACTTTTGGATATTTAAAGCCGTAAAATACTTTTTGGATTCAAAACATATCTGAAAAAATTTTTTGCAAAATTTTTTTGAATGCATTTTTATGGACATAGATAAGTTAAAGAAATTTGAAAAACTTCCACCTGATGTAAAAAGACAATTAGCTTTATATATGGCTAAGTGGAAAGATAAGAAAAAAGAATCTCAAATAAGAAATGATTTTATGGCATTCGTAAAACACGTATGGCCTGATTTTGTGGAAGGTGCACATCATAAACAAGTAGCTAAAAAATTTAATGATATAGCAAATGGAAAAGTCAAACGTGTAATTATTAATATGGCACCAAGACATACTAAGTCTGAGTTTGCATCTTATCTATTACCTGCTTGGATGGTTGGCCGAAATCCTAAATTAAAAATAATTCAATCTACTAACACAACTGAATTATCAGTTAGGTTTGGTCGTAAAGCAAAACAATTAATGGATAGTCCAGAATATAAAGAAGTATTTCAAACAAGATTAAAAGAAGATTCTCAGGCTGCTGGTAAATGGGAAACTCAACAAGGTGGAGAATATTATGCTGCCGGTGTTGGTTCTGCCATTACTGGAAGGGGCGCCGATCTATTAATCATTGACGATCCACATACTGAACAAGACGCAATGAATGCACAAGCTTTAGATAGAACTTATGAATGGTATACATCTGGTCCACGTCAACGTCTTCAGCCTGGTGGAACAATTGTAATCGTAATGACAAGATGGAATGAAAAAGATTTAGCTGGAAGATTAATTAAAGCACAAAAAGAACCCAAAGCTGATCAATGGGAAGTAATAGAATTTCCTGCGATCCTTCCATCAGGAAAACCCCTGTGGCCGGAATATTGGAACATTAAAGATTTAGAATCAGTAAAAGCTTCTATTCCTTTATCAAAATGGAATGCACAGTATATGCAAAACCCAACAGGTGAAGAAGGTGCATTAATCAAAAGAGAATGGTGGCAAAATTGGGATGGAGATATTCCACCACTTCAACACGTCATACAATCTTACGATACAGCGTTTATGAAAAAACAAACAGCCGATTATTCTGCCATTACAACTTGGGGAGTATTTACACCCAATGAAGATTCAGGACCTTGTTTAATGCTCCTGGATGCATTGAAGGGAAGATATGAGTTTCCTGAACTAAGAAGAGTTGCATTAGATCAATACGGCTACTGGAATCCGGAAACCGTAATCATTGAATCTAAAGCTTCAGGATTACCTTTGACTTATGAATTAAGAAAAATGGGAATACCAGTTTTGAACTTTACACCAAGTAAAGGAAATGATAAACATACCAGAGTTAACAGTGTTTCTCCTCTGTTCGAATCAGGGAGAATATGGGCGCCCACCGATATGGAATTTGCACAAGAAGTAATCGAAGAATGTGCAGCATTTCCATATGGAGACCACGACGACTTAGTTGATAGTATGACTCAAGCCGTTATGAGATTTAGGCAAGGGGGATTAATAAATCACCCAGAAGATTACAAAGATGAGCCTTTACAAAGAAAACAAAAAGTGTATTATTAATTTACTATGATGAGATACAAGTACGCAGTAGGATCACCAGATGACATTCCAGAAATGGAAGGTCCATCAACTGATGACCTTAGAGACATCAAAAGAATATTAAACATTCCTGAGAATCAGGAATCAGGCATCAGGAGCCTTAAAGGAGAAAAAATGATGGCATCAAGTCCAGATCCAATGGCTGAAAGAAATGATATTTCTTTGCAAATATTTAACAAACCACTAATAGATTTAACTCCAAAAGAACTAGAGATGTTAGATGAATATATTAGATCAAGCGCAAAAAAACGAAAAGCTCCATCAATTAAAATGGCTTCTAGAGATGACACAGCTATGGATGCATACAGACAATACGTTTTTTCAATGCAAGAACAAGGTTTAGAACCTGTAGACTTTAAATCATTCTTAAGACAAATTTTAGCCGAAGCAAGAATGGGAGTGTAAACTCCAATGGATTATAAAGATTTATTAGAAAATCTTAGACTCAATGTTAATAGAAGAAACTTTGCCGGTGGTACTGGTAGTGATGAAGAAAGTTATGGAGATTTAATTGATGCTTACGAAAAAGGCATTTTAGTTCTACCTGGTGAAACTTTAACTGAATACATTAATAGAATTAGAAAGATAAATCAAAAAGCCAATGGTGGTAGAATTGGTTTAGAACAAGGAACAACTAAACTTGAAAAAGTATACGGTAAATATGCAAAACAAATCATATCATCGTAAAACTTCTGGCCCACCACCTAAATCTGGACCTAATCCACAGGGCTTGAATATTTCTTATAATACTGTTAAAACTATTAATAATACGGAGAAAATAAATGGCAGACAACTTCGACAGCATAGACAAGGCTCTACCAAACGAGCCAAGAAAAGAATTTGAAATTCCTGGAGAACAACAAATTGAAGAGCAAGTAATAGAAGAAGCTCAAAGACAATCAGAATCACCAGAGGAAGTCGATATTCAACAAAATGAAGATGGATCAGTTGATATTAGTTTAGATCCTGCAGCAGCTTCGCCAGAAGGCGGAGATGAGCATTATGCAAACTTAGCAGAATTTTTACCTGATGATGTATTAGGTTCATTAGCATCTGATTTAAATTCTAGATATATGGATTACTCTGCATCTAGAAAAGATTGGGAAAAAACATACACACAAGGTTTAGATTTATTAGGATTTAAATACGATCAAAGAACAGAACCATTTGCAGGTGCATCAGGTGCAACACATCCAGTTCTTGCAGAAGCTGTAACTCAATTTCAAGCTTTAGCTTACAAAGAATTATTACCAGCAGATGGACCAGTAAGAACTCAAATTCTTGGAATGCCAACTCCAGAAAAAACTCAACAAGCAAGTCGAGTTAAAGATTTTATGAATTATCAAATAATGGACCAGATGAAGGAATACGAACCTGAATTTGATCAAATGTTGTTCAATCTGCCACTAGCAGGTTCAGCTTTTAAAAAGGTTTATTATGATGATATGGAACAAAGAGCTGTAAGCAAATTTGTTCCTGCTGATGATTTAATCGTTCCGTATACGGCTACCTCATTAGACGATGCGGATGCGATTATTCATCGAGTAAAAATTTCTGAAAACGAATTAAGAAAACAACAAGTTGCTGGTTTCTACAGAGACATAGACATTGGTAAACCAATAGATAAAGAAACTGATGTAGAAAAAAAAGAAAGAGAACTTGAAGGAGTTTCTAAGACTAGAGATGAAGATGTTTATACATTATTAGAATGTCACATTGATTTAGACTTAGAAGGATTTGAAGATGTTAATCCTCAAACTGGTGAGCCCTCTGGAATTAAAATTCCATACATTGTTACATTAGAAGAAGGATCAAGAGAAATATTAGCTATTAGAAGAAACTATGAAATAGGTGATCCTAAGAAAAAGAAAATACAATACTTTGTTCATTTTAAATTTTTACCAGGTCTTGGTTTTTATGGCTTTGGATTAATTCATATGATTGGTGGATTATCCAGAACTGCAACAAGTGCGTTAAGACAATTATTAGATGCAGGAACTTTATCTAATTTACCAGCTGGATTTAAGATGAGAGGAATTAGAATTAGAGATGATGCACAATCAATTCAACCAGGTGAATTTAGAGATGTAGATGCACCAGGAGGAAATTTAAGAGATTCATTTATGATGCTTCCATTCAAGGAACCATCTCAAACATTATTATCTTTAATGGGCATAGTAGTTCAAGCAGGTCAAAGATTTGCTTCAATAGCTGATTTACAAGTTGGTGATGGAAATCAACAAGCTGCTGTTGGAACTACAGTTGCATTACTAGAACGTGGTTCTAGAACAATGTCAGCAATTCACAAAAGAATTTACTCAGCTTTAAAAAATGAATTTAGAATTTTGGCTAGAGTATTCAAGTTATATCTACCTCAAGAATATCCGTATGATGTCGTTGGGGGTCAGAGACTAATTAAACAATCAGACTTTGATGACCGTGTAGATATATTGCCAGTTGCAGACCCCAATATATTTTCTCAGACACAGCGTATTTCCCTAGCGCAAACGGAATTGCAACTGGCTACATCTAATCCAGGAATGCATAATTTATATGAAGCATATAGAAATATGTATGAAGCTTTAGGTGTTAAGAATGTTGATCAAGTATTAATTAAACCAATGCAGCCAATGCCAAAAGATCCTGCATTAGAACACATTGATGCTTTAGCGGGAAAACAATTTCAAGCGTTTCCAGGTCAAGATCATAGAGCACATATCACTGCTCACTTAAATTTTATGGCAACTAATATGGCAAGAAACAATCCAATGGTAATGGCATCTTTGGAAAAAAATATATTTGAACATATTAGTTTAATGTCTCAAGAACAAATTGAATTAGAGTTTAGAGATGAGTTAGTTCAAATGCAACAAATGCAAATGATGATGCAACAGAATCCACAAATGGCTCAACAAATGCAAATGCAATTAATGATGATGCAACAAAAGATTGAAGCAAGAAAAGCACAATTGATTGCTGAGATGATGGAAGAATTTATGAACGAAGAAAAGAAAATAACTTCACAATTTGACAATGATCCAATTGCTAAGTTAAGAGCAAGAGAACTTGACCTTAGAGCACAAGAAAATTTCAGAAAAGAACAAGAAGGTAAAGATCGAATGAATCTTGATAAGATGAAAGCAATGATGAATCAAATAAATCAAGAAGAGAAGTTAGACCAAAACGAAGAATTAGCTAAGTTAAGAGCTGATACGTCAATTGAAAAAACAATTTTGGGTAAAACGCTACCAAGTGTTGATTCAATGATGAAAAATCAAGGCAATATGATGCCAAGTGTAAAAATAATGCGTGGAGGCAATGACTAAAATGAGAAAAAAGATGACAAAATCAGATAAAAAAGTTAAAACTGTGATGAAAGAGTTCAAAAAAGGTGAACTCAATATAGGTAAAAGCTCTAAAAAAGTAAAAAATCGTAAACAAGCTATTGCGATTGCACTTTCTGAAGCTGGCAAAAGTAAAAAAAGAGGTTAATTATGGAAAAACTAAATAAAATCAAAGATGTAAAAGTTGGAGAGCAGCAAATTGAAGTAGATCCAAGATCTAAAACTACTGCTGACAAAGCTTTCAACTACATTGGTACAGGTGGACCTGAAATGGAAGTTAAAGGTCAAGGTAAAGTCCTACCTGAAAAGAAAAGAAGCTCAAAAGCTTACTAATTTTTATGATACCTTGGGGTTTATTAGGTCAAGGCGTCAAAGCTGGACTAGAAATATACAAAAATAAGAAAGCAGCTGACGTTGCAATGTCAGAAGCTAAACTTCTTCATATTGAAAAAATGAAGAGAGGTGAAATAGAGTTTAGTGGTAAGATTGCAGAAAACCAAAAATCAGATTGGAAGGACGAATTTGTACTTTTAACAATTTCTTCACCACTGTTTTTGTTGGCGTATTCTGTATTTGCAGAAGATGAAAAAATGCAAGAGAAAATTGATTTGTATTTTCAAAAATTACAAGAGATGCCTTGGTGGATAGTGGGCCTTTGGGTTTCAGTAGTCGCGGCCATATATGGACTTAAGGCTACAGATGTGAT